GTCGCTGCTGCTGCAAATCCTGCTGCTGGCAAACCGATAAGGCTAAAAGCAGATCCAGTTACTGAAGAAATTGTAAATGCCATACCGCCAATTTGCGCCATACCAACTGTGTTATAAAGTACAACTTTATCACCAGCTGAGTATGTGTTAGTCATTGTTACTACGGCTGGAGATGCAGCGGTAATCGCAGTGCCTACAACGGCAGCTTCTGGCTGTGGATACGAAGTGAGGTAGTTAAAACCTCCACTTGTAACCAAGCTCATATTAAGAGCGTCAGCACTGTTGGTTTTAGACCATCTAATCGCACTATTCTGTGCAAAGGAAGGGTTACCGAACCACTCAAACATGACTCCTCGTCCAGTCGCTTGAGTCGTCGCTAGCTGTGTCATGTTGATTGCTTTAAAGTAATCAGCAGAGCTTGGAAGATCGATGTTTACCGCTGCGCCAGCAGATAAAAATGAACCTTGTGTAATCAAAGTAAAAGCCATAATTTCTCCTTATAGTCTTGATGTTACGTTAAGACCAGATACCCAGTTTTGGTTTGTAATCGCACGTGCAATCGCAAACTTTGCATATAACTGGCTGTTTTGTCCTACAGATGAAACAACATAAGGAGGTCTGTATCCTAAAATTGCTGTGTAGTTGTTTTGCTCGACTTTTGCAGCAGCTTCAAGACCAAACATTGGAATTGTGTAAACTGTTTGTCCAGATGGTTGAGAAATTCCTGGGATTTTTGCAGCTTTAGACGATACAAAGAATCGGAATCTGCTAACTTGGCAATATTCTTCTGGTCTTAGTGACTCTTGCGAAGGATAAGCGTTTTTCAATACCACACCTTGGACGTTCTGTAAGTCTGGCGTAATGTCTGTGCTAGCTAAAGCAATGAAAGAATCTCTTGTTGGTGATGTCGAAAACTTGTCTTCAGCTTCGATCACTTCAAGCATTGTTCTTGCATCATTTCCTAAGAGAATTCTTTCAATGTTGTTTACATCTGAGCGTGAAATATCAGAAGGCTGCTGGCCGTTTACTCCGCCTGTAGCATTGATGTAAGATACTGAAGAAGAGTATAAATCTCTCATTAGTAAATCTTCTTTTTCACGTAACCATTGACCTAACAAAGCTGTAAACTTAGTAAGAACTTTGTCGTTCTCGTATAAAGTTACTTGTTCGTTAATTACAACAGTTTTTGCGTAAATTTCCATCGTCGCATTCACATCTGTACGTTGAACAACTTCAGGAGCTGGATCAATGCCAGAACCGTCAAGCTGACCGCCGCTTGTAGAAAGACGCTCATAACGAGACATACGTGTAGTTTTGCCGATGTGGGATTCAGCATAGTGCAAATCTGCACCAAAGCTGTGAATTAAATTAAACATTGGCGTGCTCAAGAGATCTTCGCTGAATTGAAGCGGAAGCTCTGGTGCCATGTTATTGATGTTAGTAATGCCTGTGGATGATGACATGTGAGTTCTCTATCATTATAGGTTTCTGCTTTCGAATGATGGCGAATCAAACTAAAAATCAGCCTATGATGACGAGTCACTGTTCAGTCTTGGTGAAAAGCTAGTAAAAAGCTCTTCGTGGTATTAATCCATTTATATATATTTTTTTAATTTAAGGGTAGAGATGTTTGCTTTAGTAATCTTTACTTGGCACCTTTTAAAATCCGCTGCATTCTTTGCCAGTTGTCAGCTCTTCTTTTATCTGACATTTGTGCTGGTGCATGATCTCCTGTCTGCGTGGCTCCAGGAACACTCATCGATTGAGGCTTGTTTAAGTTTTTTTCTACTCTTAGCTGATCTTTTCTACTATCTGTGTTTGGGATGAATCGCTTAGCTGCTTTGTAGATATTTTGCCACTTGTCAAAAGAATCGGGCATGTTTTTAAACCCAGCGACTACTTCAGGGTAATGGTATTCAAGATAGTCTAAATTTTCTTCTGTGCACACTGCATTGAAATCACTGTAAGTTTTAGCCAGCATGGTTGGCAATTCAGCGACTTCTTTCTTACGTCTAACTTCTTCATTTGCTTTTTCTCTGCGCTCTAAGACTGCATTTACTTTTTTTTCAATCCTTTGCTCTTCAGATTCATCATCTTCTTCTTCATATCTTTGAGACGTTGGTTGAGCTTTATTTAGCAAAGCTTCCATCGCTGACTTTAGCGCATTAGCCTCACGCTCTTTCTCATTAGCTCTACGATCAGAATCTTCTTTCTCTTTGCGCTCTTTTTCTCTTTCTTGCCGAAACTTGCGCCAATTAATCTGATTAATATTTTCTTCTGAAGAAAAAGATGCATCATTACCTAAAGATGCTTGGGAAGTCAGTTGATTATTTACTTCAACATCTGCTACTTTTTGTTCAGTTAGTTCTTTAACCTGGATTTGTTCCGTCATGCAAGATACTCCAAATGTAAATAGTGTTAATTTATCTATTGATGAATTGAAAGAGAATCTATCTCATTACCGCAATGTTGTAAATTGCTTAGGCGCTAACATCCCAATTTCTTGTCTATGTCTTCCGAAAAAGATTGAAAATGCTCTCTTAAAGGATGGGTTCGTACTTATCTACGACTTGCTTTACCGTGACTTTAGAAAAGTCAAAGGGGTCGGAGTGGAGTCCTTCGAGTTCATCAGCTCCCGCCTTGACGAATTCGGCACGATGAGCATTTAAATATTCTGACTCTGTCATCATATCTATTCCGTGCATCTTTCTAATATCGTCAAAAAAAGTATGTTTGAAAAAGGAGTCACACCAATATTTCGTTGCTTTCCACTCTTCACTGACAGTGGGCATCTCCGAGATAATCGCCATCGTCTTAGCGTTAGGTAAACACCACAATCTTTTGCAGTTCCCATTTCGCTTATTGTACGTAAAGACTGTCTGCTGCGGTCTTGGCTTAGGCAAAAAAGGGAAGGCTGTATACTTATGTCTTCTTACGCCTTGGATTAACGGGTCGCTTGCAATCACAAGAATTAGACAAAATTCGTCCATATCAAAGATTTTAGCGTGCGTCTCTGCACAAATCTGTAATTGCGTAGCCATATCGTCTGTCAGCGCATGAGCTACTTCTAAAGGATCGTAGAGAGAAGTGTCGCTGGCTGCCTTGAGAGACATTTCACCAGCGGTCTTCCTTTTCACATTATGCATCGATACTCTTCAATGATCTTCTTCGTTTACCTTGGCGTGGGTATGCGGACGATCTTTAGCTAACATGGGATTAAACTCTTTGCCTGCTAATCTCTTCTCATCTTTTTTTACGATGCTTGAGTAAGCTACTTCCCAATGTTCTCCTGGGATTGCGCAACAAGATCCTTTGCCTGGAACTGAAGCACTTTTGCCATGATCATCATGATGAACTTTTGGCCCTTCTAACTTAACTTTGCTAAATGGTGCTCTGCCCAAAATAGCCAAACCTGGTCCTGATTTTTTAGCCATAAGATACCTAGCATTTGCCTTTCATTTTCTTCAGCATGGCGCCATCTTGTTTTAAAAGCTTCGCATCTGATTTCATGTCTTTTTTCTCTGCTTTGATGTGTTTAACCATCATCGGAGCAACCATTTTCTTAGCTTTTTTCTTTTCTGCCATAAAAAGTCCTAATGCTTAGCTTTGTTTGCTTTTACATAAGCCGCTAATGCAGCTGAATTTTTATCTAAATCTGCTGGATTACCAAACTCTGTAGCGTATTTTAGTCCGCAAGATGAACTTAGTTTACCTTCAGACTTCTCAAACTTCTCTTTCGGCATTGTAGCTGAACGCATTCCGCCTTTATCTTCTTTTTTCATATTGCCCCCTGGCTTTGTTGTGTATTGTTAATTTGATTATTTGCGATTTTGATACTTTGTGCAAGCTCAAATGACTTCCTCATCGTCTCTAAATCTAAGTCTTCAAGCCCGATCATCATTTTTACTAAATCTAAGTCCGCAGCAGCTTTTTCATGCTCGGCTTTTGCGTGAATCTGATCGATATTTGCAAGCTTCTCTTGTGCTGAAGCCATGTAGTCTTTTTCACGTGCCAGATCTGCTCTTGATTTAGCAAATTCTAACATCATCTTAGACTGATCCGCTTTGGCTTGGTTAGCTTCTTCAGCTTGCTGTTTTTGCTGCTGAACTTGGCCCTGCTCTTCCATGTCTTTTATAATCTCAGCTTTGTTAGTGATAAACGCGGCGTTCATAATCGACTTGTCTGAAATCGGCATTCCAATTTCTTTGAAGTGTAGAAGCTGTTGCAACTCCATCTGCCTTTGCGTTGTCGAGTAATTCCCCTGCTCTACCGCAATGGAGTATTTAAGAGAGTGTGAAGTGAAGAATCTTGGATCGGCTTCATGACCGAGAATTGACGCAACCTTGCCTTTGGAGAAGTTCTTTCGAATCGCTTGGAGTCGAATCTTTCCGTAGAG